TCGCAGATGGCCGCGACAGCGGAGGACAGGGCTGTCACACGATTGGCTGACACCCTGATCCACAAGCCACGCTTCTGCATGTGTAATCGCGCATTGGTGGACGGTCTTAAAGGCCGGGTCAAGAAAGGAAAGAGAATCTGGGTCTACGTGCCGAGTAGGTGCCCACAGTGCGAGCCACATTGGACTTGCTTTAGCCGACTCGTGGCTCCTGCGGAGCCCGTGTTGGTTGAATGCGATGAAGAGAGTTGGTGGTCGTTTGACGTGGGGCATTCTATGAAGGAGGGCAATGCGAAGAAGAACCTCCAGGTGGCGACAACCTCCTTTTTGGAAGGTAAGACATCAAAAGACTTCACATTGAAGCGCGAGGCACTGCTCACACTGATGCCGATGTACGCTCAGCTGGCCCAGGCCAGGTTGGTTGAGTCGCACCACCCGTTCCGCAAGTACATAAGCCTCATCGTGAGTTCGGGAACCATTCATTACATAGCGAAGACGTTCTTTTCGGGCTTCTATGGTTTCCTGGTGGACGCGACACTGCATGCAATTATGATGGCTGTCTACCATCTCACGAGGCGCACGCACTTCAACCAGTATACAGGAAACTGCTGGGCTGGTCCTGCTATAGATTATGAGATGCAGGATTTCCCAAGTCCATCAGCACCACCACCACCACCAGTTCCATCAGATGAGGACACGAGGCGTCATGGCACGGCCAACATTCAACAGGAGACACTCGCACAGGAGCAAGGTTGTGTCCCATCGGTGAGGGTACATGGGGTGGGTGCCGGCCCACTCGCGAACATTGGCCTTGACAAGAAATTCCCGGACGGTTTGCGGCGTCCACCTTCTGAGTGGAACGACCTGATAAAGATGACGTACCGGCCCGGGATTGGCGTGGAGGAGGTAAGGGGGGTCGCTGATGGTACATGTGTGCTAACTGGCCCCTCTCTCACGCCATTGTGCCACTTTGACACGAAGGACAAAATTAACAAGTTGCACGCGGCGACAACCCGCCTTGTCCCGGACTCAAAGTGGAGCCCACCAGCAGACATGCGGCAGAGGATGACTGCCTTCGACAAGGCGTTGAAGAAGAAAGTCTTCACACCCGAGAGAATTAGGAAGGCGTTTGCGAACTCCCCGATCGTTGAGTTGCTCGGCAACGCAAAGCTGAGCCAGGAAAAATTCGTTCAGGAGATGCAAAAGCTGATGGGCGAGGTTGCACTTGAGTGCTTGGAGGCCAACATCAAGAAGGAGCTCACGGTGAAGCCAGGAAAGGAGGCGAGAATTGTCATAAATGAGGGTTTTGGGCGCACGATTGCGAATACCCTCGTTGTCCACGTCTTTGAGAAGATACTGTTCGACTACTTCGACGAGTGCTCAATCAAGCACAGACCACGAGATGAGGTGCTCGACACCTTGTGCAAGTGCTTCTCAGAGGAAAGGTCGGTCACAAGAAGGAACAAGAAACTCTTCCTCAAAATGTGCGGAATTGAGATCGACCAGACAAAATTTGACATTCACGAGCGGATGAAGAAGAACCCGGAGGACAATACGTGTGACGGTTTGCTTGTCGGAGAGGTGGACCTGATCACTCACATCTTCCACCACATCGGCCAGGCGGCCAACACGGCCTGGAAGAAATTTGACGATGTTCTCGCAGAGTATCAAGGCGGCTTTACCACCCTGAAGATGATGTTCAAGACGGTCGACGACAAGAACATCAGGATAGTCATCGAGGCCATCTTCAGGGATTCTGGAAACAAGCGGACGAGCTCGGGCAATTTCCTGCAAGAAATGAGGGCGACGTTGTGCTGCATCGTGGCTAATCCCGAAGCTATTTTCGAGAAGAAGGAGCTCAAAGACTTCAGTTTTGTCTTCAAGAGCTTGAAAGATGCGAAGAAGAAAGTGTACTTCCGTCCTTTTGTTGAAGGGGACGATTTGGCAGCACACGGCGAGAGGACCCTCATAGATGAGGAGAAGGACATCGTTGCGAGATTTGCGTCGATTGGGCTGACAGCTAAACTGCGCTTCGTCATCGGCACGAAAGAGAAGCCGGACCGGCTTGAGTTCATTGGGACTCACATACTCTTCATTGACGGATGCGCGAAGAGGGGAGTGTGGTGCCCGGACGTGCTCAGATCATTGGGCACATCAGGAGCGAAGATAACGACGGCGCAACGCAACGATAAAGAATTTGCGGACATTGTGGCGGCAGGGTACCACATGAGGGCCCTCGGATTCATTGGTAGGATGGACCCGGTAGCCGCATTCTTCATTGCTCTCGGGGACAGCTGGCTGGCAGACGAGAAGTCGAAGACGATCCTCGATGGGTATGACACACAGTTCATCACCGGTGAGAAGGAGATGACCGTGGGAGGCTTGAAGAGGTTGGTGGACGAAGCAGGCAACCGACCCGTCATTGCAAAGGACATGCAGCTTATGCTGCTCAAGGCCTCCATAGGCGCAGAGGTGACAGTGCAGGAATTCGCGAGGTGGACATCTGACATGGGGTCGATGACCAGAGAGACGTCGAGTGACACGCTCAAGGCGATCACGCCACATGCGGTGGTCGCCGCCTCGCTTGCAAAGTTCAATTAGACCACGGTCCTGCGGGACCGTTTGCTGGAACCCGTCCCGCCAGGACCAGCACGTAATTCGCGGCGGCCACGAACGGCTATTTGGCGGCGTGGAAACCACTCGCGTCTTCGACCGGTCGGTCGAGGACGTTAGTGATTTCCACGCTGCCAAATGGTTATCTCGAAGGGTGAGGGCTCTTTGGGATATTCGTTCGCGGGGCCAACTGATGATTCCTCTCGCGTTACAAAATATGGATGAAATGCCTACGGCCCGTGGTTGGGACAAAGACTCCCGTGGTGCGGGTCAAACACCAAAATATGCACCAATTAGATTTGGGATGACACATTTTGTGTCCGTAGGATCTTGTCTCAAG